CGGCATCGCCGCCATCGTCTCGGAGATCAGCCGCACGCAGGCATTGACCGCGGAGTACGTCTGCGCGGTGTCCTCGGTGACGGAGACGCCGCCCTGGTTCCGGTTCAGATAGACGCGCTGCTCCGCGGGCTTCCAGGCGAACCAGTTAAGCAGTCGGTCGAGTAGCGTCACGGGCCTGCTCCTGTGCCAGTAATTCGTACATTGAAGTGGTTTGACCTTGCCCCAACCCGACGCCTATCGCCATCAACATTGCCACCATGTCGTCGATCTTTTCCGGTGAGCGCTTTTTGTCGGGAGCGGTGTTGTTGTTGGCATCCCTGCGAGCGATGAGATTGGACGCGCACCAATTGAGAACATGATCGCCGCCGTGCCGCAAATTGCCTGCGATGTAGGCGCGTTCCAATTCTTGCATCGCGGGATGATAACTTTTCGGCCCCTGAATAAACTCCACCATCGGCAAATCGGCAAGGATCAGTCGGTTGCAAATGTCGGTGGCGTTCCAGCGGTCGAACCCGATGCGCGTCGGGTGGAATCGTTCGCACGTTTCGAGGATGGTTTTTTCCACCACCGCATAATCCACTACATCGCCTTCTGTCTGCACGATGTAACCTGCTTGCACCCACCCCGCGTAAGGGACTGACCCCCGCTCCGTGCGTTGCGCTACTGCGAATTGCGGCACCCAACGTGTGCCCCAAGTGTAATAGACGCCATTGACGTTCCACACCAACCGGAACGCGCACAAGTCGCGAGTGGACGCCAGATCAAGACCGCCGGTGCAGGGATAATCGCGCAACCAATCCAGATCGACCTCGCCTGCGCATTTGCGCCAGCGCACCATGTCGATCCATCCTTCCGCTGCTGCGCTTTGCCTGTTGAGGCGTTTGATCTTGAACTCGGCGTGTCGCCCGGGCATCTGTTTCGCTTCGAGCGCTTCCTTGCGTATCTGTCGCAACAGGTGCGGATTGACTTCGAGCAATGGATTCGCCTTGATCCATTTCGATTCGTCGAAATCGTCGTCCGCTTTGCGATAATTGCTCTCGCCTTTCTTGCCCACTTCCTCGTCGACAGCATAATAGATGGCGAGAAAGTGATCTGCTTCCACATCGTTTTTCAGCACTTGCTTGGCGAAGTGCCGCAATTCATTCCACGGTCCCGGGTTCTCGTATCCTTCGGTGGTCGTGTAAAGGAACAGCGGATTGCTTCTCGCGCCTGCTGCTGATTGCAGCACGTTCAGCAAGTCGTGTGTTTTGTGCGCGTGGATTTCGTCGAGCGAAACGTGCGACGGATTTAACCCATCCTGCGTTGACGCCTTCGCATTGATAGGTTTGAAACTCCCGCCTATGTCATACCGCGCAATGGCATTGGCGAACGCTTCGAGGTCGAACGCCTCGCGCATTTCATGCGTTCTTTCGACCATTCGGTGCGCAATGTTGAACACGATGCGCGCCTGGTCCCCAGTCGTCGCCGCGGTAATGACTTGCGCGCCGGGCTCGTCCTCACAACAAAGACAATAGAGCAAGACTCCTGCAGCCAAAGTGCTTTTTGCATTTTTGCGCGCTACCGCGAACAACGCGGACGTGAAACGTCGACTGCCTTCGGCGGTACGAAAACCGAACAGGTTGACCAAGAAAAAAATGTGCGACGCGTGCAATACGATCAGCGGCTGCTCCCAAATGCCTTCGACGTGCGGCAGGCATTCGATGAATCCGCAGGCCGCTATCGCTTCGTTGTCGTCGAAACGAAACGGTGCTTGGCGTTGTTTGGCGCGTTTGCGGTCGCGCAGATACCGCTCTGCAGCGAGGCGCACCCAACGCCCGAACTTCTTGCCTTTGCGATCCTTGACCGCCTCGCGCGCATACGCATCGGCGATGCCGACGAAATCGCGGTTACCGCTTGAACTTCTGGAAGCGGTTTTTGTTCGTCCCCGACGAGGGGGAGCTGATGCGGGTTCTGGCGGACGGGGAGAATCCAAGTTCGGCCCCTGCTTTCATCATGATAAGCGCCTGTCGATTCAGGATCGCCATGTACGGTGATTGGATCGGGATGCCTTTTTCGGGCGATTTGATCACCATCCCGTACTTTTGCAGCATCGCTTCTGCTTCCTCGTACCGACTGCAGGCCACTACCCATGTGCGCAACAGACTGCCATCCAGATGCCGCAACAATCCGCGCGGCGTATTCTCAATTGCTGACTTCCAAATCGTCACCTGTCGCGCCGACAATTCCGGTGGCGGTTCGTGCAGATCGCCTTCCGGCATTGGTTCATCTTCGTTCAATGCGCGACGTCCCGGGTTGCCGGCAAGCAATTTCAGCATGGTAGGCTTTGGGCGTGGACCGGAAATCATATCAGCGCATCTTTCAATCTCGTTTGTTGGCGTTAAGCGTGCGACAACCGTGGGCGCATTTGATCGTGCATGGGCACAAAAACATCGAGAACAGAACGTGGCGCACGATGCACCGCGGCCCATTGTTCATTCATGCGTCGCGCGTTGTCGCTCCCGTTTCGCATCGCAGCATCAAGCGAATGTTCCACGTGGAACTACCGCGCGAATTGCCTACAGGCGGCATCGTCGGGGTGGTGCACGTCGTCGATTGTGTCGACGAACACACCAGCCCGTGGTTCGAAGGCCCTTGGGGGTGGGTCCTGAGGGGCGCTTTCCCGACGCCCCTTGCGCCCTGTGTCGGGTCGTTGGGCCTTTTTGATGTCCCGGTACACGTCATTTCCCCGTTGCGCGTTTTTTTGCGCAAACACGTCATGCCGTGATGCCGCCTTGTAATATCTGCCGCGCTTCGGTCGCGCTCGCGTGCGCTTCGCCGATGTACTCGAACATGGCGCATGGACGATCACCGTACCGCCAGGCCTTCATTACCGATTTCGGGCCGTGTTTGCCTTGCGAATAACTGCCGGCACGTTTTTGCATCGCCCACTTCTTTGACCGCCCGAACGCGCGCACAAGGGGCGGGTGCGCGGGGTAGGTGTGCACTCGTTCGCCCAACGCCTTGTGCAAGGATCCGATCGCGTCAATGATCACGAACGCGAGTCCCAATCCTTGCCAGTCGGGTAACGTCACCAACCGGCTGCATCCCCAAATATCGTGTGCATGAGGATGGGGACGTTTCAACATCCCTGCAAATGCCGCGATTCTGCCGTCCACGAACAGCGCATAACATCGCGCTGCCTTGTTCAATTCGGCGGTCAGATAGTGATACGGTGCGAAATATCGCCACGCATCAAACGATGTTCTTCGGATAACGCATTCAATGGCAGGTCGTGGTCGAAGTGACCTCCACTGGAATTGCATCGTCGCGGGTTCGAAAACCCAGTCCGGCTGCAACCATTCGATGATGTCGAAATGACACGACGCGGCGATGAATTGCGCGTTGTTCTTGCGCACGTACTTTTGCACCGCGTTGCTTCCAATTTGGGCGATTTGCCGATCCACCACCGAGGTGAACTCGTCGACCACTATCGGGGGTGCGCTTTCGACCATGCGTCGCGCGAGCTCAACCCGGAACTTCTCGCCGTTGGAAAGCACGCCATACGGGCGCAGCCACGCGGGGATGGTATTGAACCCCACCGCCATGCACGCGGCGCTGATCGTCTGCATGTCCAGCGCTTTGTCGAAATCGTCGATGACGCTCGACGCTCCCCAATGCAGTGGCATCTGACCGCCAAACACGTTTTGCAGAATGCTCGATTTGCCGCACCCTGACGGGCCGACGATCAGACCGACATTCCACGGGCGCTCGTCCAGCGGCATCGCCCCTGCAAAACGCAAGGTGCACTGCTCGGCCGGCGGGACGTCGAAGATCGCTTCCAACTGCCGCGCTCGCGTCGAGCGGCTGATGGGCGTTTTGACTACGAAATCAAAGCTCGGCACGTCAAGCCCTGTTCATTGAATCGCTCGAGCAATTGCGCTTGATGCTGCTCGGAATCGCAGTCGACAATCACCCGGTATTCCATGTCACCCATTTCGCCCATGTCACGCGCGAGCGCTTCGGGATCGGTGAAAGCCTGCAACTCGGCATTGCTGAACCCGGCCAGCGTCATGTCGAACTGCGCGGCCATGAGGTCGGTCACTTCCAGTTTCAGCAGGTCGGCATCCCATTCCGCGTTCAAGGCCAGCTTGTTGTCGGCGATGACATACGCTCGAATTTGAGATTCGGTCCAGCCTTCGGCCACCAGGACCGGCAACTCCTGCAGGCCGAGTCTTCGTGCAGCCAATACGCGCCCGTGCCCCGCTATGATCACGCCGTCTGCGCGAATCAACGGCGGATTCGTAACTCCCCATTGCTTGATGCTGGCAGCGATTTGCGCGATTTGTTCGTCGGAATGCGTGCGCGCATTGCGTGCGTATGGAATCAATTTGTCGACCGCCCAACGCTGCACAGAATCAGCGGGATTTACGGTCGACACGTTGCGCCCCCGTGTTGCAATGTGCGAATGGGATTAACGCCT